GTATAGGCTGTTACTCACCGTTGCGCCACGGTTGGCTACGGTTTGCAGGGTGTCGGCTTCGGCCTCGACATAATTCGTGCGGAACGTCACGCGCACCTGATTGCCTATCTTCGCTACCTGATTGCTGGTGGATTCAACGGCGGGAAGGACGTTGGTAATGGCGGATGTTAAATAGCCCTGACTTGCAACCCAGTTCGATACGGCACTTGCTCTTGCTCTTGAGTACGCAAAGATGTCGGACCCCGCTCCGGTAGGATCGTATGTAGCGACCAGCATGTCGCCCGCACCAGCAGCCGGTATCCAGCGAGTAGCCGAGCCTCCAAGAGAGGACAGGACGTATCCGCTAACGGCGGTGTTCGTTGGCTTAATAACAAAAGGCCAGCCCGCAAAGGAGCCAAGGAAGCTATAGGAAGGCCCGTAGAGGGCCACGCTGGTAGGCAGGGCCGATCCAGCACTGATCTCTGGAGAGCGCTGTAGGGTTATAAGTCCACGAGCGTACGAAACCTGTTTTGTCGCGTTTGTCAGCAATACTACTGCATACCAAGAATCAATCGGCTTGGAGAAATCGTTTGTAGCTACAGCAAACTCAATAACGCCGGTCTCTGACGTGGACACTGACCCAACGATTGGCGTCATGGATGCCTGCGAGTCGTCCTTGGCGAACTTAAATGTGCCACCCCAGCCGCTCAGATTGAACAGGTTGGTGCCTTGATAGATCGTAGCCTTGATTACAGGCGTGTTCAGGACAGAGCTACGCACATGGAACTGATTATCAGACTTCTCTATGTTGCATGAAATTGGAATGTAGGGGTCTGCGCCATGAGCCGTCAGGCACAGTGCTACCAGCAAACTGATTGCAAGCTTCTTCATATCACCCTCAAAAAGAAGGGGCGGTCAGATGGCCGGGAAGGCCAACCAACTCGCCCCGATTGTTGCATGCCTTATCGCCGTCCGGTGAAGATGAAGTACGTGTCATTCGTAGAACACGTCACAACGATCTTGTCTCCGCCAAGCACATACACTCCGTAAGGGAAGTCGGTCCCCTCCTGAAGCGTAACATGCGCGTCGTTTGTCGTAATCGCTGAGCAGAGCTGATTGGTCAGCTCAAGGCTCACTGAGTTTGTAACGACGAACATGTAGTTGGTCTCGACGCCCCCGAAGAGGTTGGTCGTTACCACGTTGCCTTGGTATTGATTATACTTTACCACGCGAACGCGAGATACCGTCGTAGTGAAGGTTCCGCTGGCCGGATGGAATGCTTCGATAGCGCCCAGAGCAAACGGCTTTTCAAAGCTGTTCGTCCATGTGTACGACCCGTCTTCAACCTTATAGGTTCTTGACAGGTAGAAATCACCAGCACCATCAAACACTTCAGTATCCCAAACGCCAGATTGCGTAGGAGCCGCCACCACATCACAAGCCAGAACAGCAAGGACAAGCGACAACAGAACGAGAACGATTTTCTTCATGTCTCCTCCTGTATGCTGGTGAGCCGGGATTTCCCGGCCCACCCGCAAGTCATTGTTAATATTCAGCTTGGACAGTACGGACGATCAACTGCGTATTAGCCGCAGCGAGATCACTCGACACCACTTCGATCAGCAACGGTCCACGATACACGGCCGCATCGTTCATATCGTCGTTGATGTAGGCGGTCAGCGTATCCTCAACAGCGGTGAATACTAGGTACACCGACTCCTGAGTCGCATCCTCGTCATCTGGATCGCGGGACACCTTCACGGTACCACCAGTCGCTCCGTTGATGACTCCAGAGATTCCAAGCAGCTTCATGCGGCCAGAATCAATGGGTTCAGGGATGCCGATACGAGCGGCCATGTAGTACACTTCGCTCACGTCACGATAGAAGCACTCCATGAAGTCTTCTGGAATGTCCGTAGCGGCCATATCCACAAAGTCATTCGTTGTCAACGGATAGTCAGCCGCAGCGTGCAGACGCTGGGCAGTGATGCCGTCGATGTCGTTCAGTGCGGCGATCAGAGCGCCAAGCGTGGCGCACACAGTCGGGCTTCCGCTTCCGCCAGTCACACCATCAAGCAGCGTGCTCGTGGTCGTGGCCGAACCGGCTTCGTCAACCTTGGTAACGGCAATCGTTACTCGCAGGGTGCTCGATCCACCAGCGGCATTACCAACCGTGATGGTGGCCCGCGTTGGCATTGCGCTCGTCGCTTCTCCGGCAATCGGATTGTGCGAAAACTTGATGCGCAGCATCGGCAGAGTCGTATCAGCGTGAGTGAGAACCTTCGTGCGAACTTCTTTAATTACTGAATCATTCATGTAGTTCATGTGTATCGTACCTCCTGCCCGTTGGGGCGGGTTTCTTTATAGTTATTGTCCACCGTAGCTCAACAATACGTTAGTCGCCGTGGAGTAGATCACTATTGACTGATCATCGTCCAAGGCCGCTGCGGTGCCGTAATAGTTTCCCGTCTTGGCAATCGCCAGCGCGTTCGTTCCGCCGACGTTTACCAGTATGATCGACTTACCAATATCAGCCGTGGCTACATTCGCCAGCGTGATAGTGGTTGTCTCGTTCTGTGCGGCCAACTGCATGACCGACTTCGTGAAGTCCAGTGTCACAACCTGAGTATTGGTCGCATTCGCGGGAGCCGCAACAGCCGGATCAGCAACAGCGTTAATCTCTGCCGCAGTAGCCGTAATCCCTGCTGACAGCGCGTTGTTAGCCGCAATCAGCGCAGGTATGTCAGTCACGGTGAGGTCATACAGTGCGTCGTTAATCTTGTCGTAGAACTGGATTCGCGGCAGATTCTTCGGAATCGCATCGGCAGTCTGCGTAATGCTTCCGGCAAGAACCGACCCAGCCAGTACCGTGACAAGTCCAATCAGTATATACTTCTTCATCGTTTCGCCTATTATACTCGACCAACCAAGGAACAGTTGGCCATAATAACGGCTATAAGATCGTCGCGGTCATTGGTGGCAGCACTTACATCAGATGATGCAAACATTGCAGCATTGACCATGGCCCGAAGCTGAGGGACCGGCATATCTCGAATCGTGCGGAGCAAGTCTGCACGACCCTTGACATCGTCGGACGCAAGGGCGGGGCCGACTAGGAAGATGTCTCGCCCAACCCTGCCGCTAGCCCGGAGACCTTCCGAGATCGACGCGTCAGACTTGGCTGTGAGATCAAGTTCTAACCGATATTGGTGGAAGTCAACCTTCCGCCCCTTGCCAACGATCACCGTATGATCCGAAAATCCACGGCTAATCCAGACTTCAACTTCAGACTTGACGATCTTATCGCTCATTTAATCCTTCCTTACCGATTCACGATAGGGGTCGCTGCGCCACGGATAACGCCATGGGTGTTCTCGTGTTTCAGCACGAGAGAGAAGCTGCCCAAGTAAGCGTCTTCGCGGTACATGACCGACTTGTTATCTTGAATGTTCTGGAGCCACTGGAAGTCCATCCCGTTGTAATGTGCGCCTTCAACATGCGCCATATCCAACAGGAAGCCCCAATCGCCCAAACCTTCATTCACTCCAGCCCGTACTTGTCCAGCATCACGTTGACGGTATAGCCGCCATCGGTGGTGATGGGATACACGCGCACGCCCAAGGCCGGTTCAAAATACGGCATCTCGCTGCGTCCGGTGTCACGATACATGCGCTGAATGGCCTTGAACAGCCACAGACCGCAGATCAGTTCCTTCGTCTGAGACGAGGCATCCTGATCGAAACGACTTTCCAGCCAGTCATTCAGCACCGGCCAAGTCAGGTTGCTGTTCTGTGACCCGAGGTCCAGCAGACCGCTCTTGATGTAGTGGTACACACCATTGCTGATGTATTCCTGACCATCGTTGGCGGTAGCCGTGGTTCCGCGAGCGTTGAACATCAGAGCCTTACCAACCTGACGCCGAATATTCAGCATCGTGTCAATAACGGCCTTCTCAACCTTGCCCCAGTTCCCGGTCATAATCGAGTTCTGCTGCATCTTGGAAACCTTGAAGGTCTCAGACACGACAGAAACGCAATTCCAGACGGGATCACCCGGCACGCGACCATTGCCAGCCTGAGGATCAGACAGTTCGGCCATATACGAGGCCATGGCGATAACCTTATCACCAGCAACCTTCGCAACCCGAGCCGTACCATTGTAGCCGCGAGTAACCGTGGCAACCTTGGTGGCGTGATCGACAGCCGTAACCTTCATAACTTCGCCATCAGCAGGCGAGAACAGGAAGGTGTTCACGCTAACCAAGCGGGAATCCGCAAGATCAAGCGTGGTGTCTGTCGATGTGGACGTGGCCGTCAGCGTGGTGTGGATGTCCAGACGGGAATCCTCAGTCCACCAGAACACAGGTTCAGTCAGGGGCTTTCCAGCGTTGGGCGCAAAGCGCTCAATCAGCGTCAACAGCAAACCATTATCCTCTTGCTGAAGCCAGTCAATCTCCCCTTCAGCGTCAAGCCAAAGGCGAGGACGATATTGGTTGTCGGTATCAAACACAGACAAACCAGTGGTAACAGTCGTATACGGCAGTGCTACGCGTTGCATAATCTAACTCCCTTGAATCGGGGGTTATTTCTTTTCGCGTGCTAATCGGACTGCTTCAAGTACACCATGAGAGCCTACAGTAGAACGAATACCAGCAAAACGGTCTTCCCGTTCTTCGCCAGCTTCACCTGTCGGCTTCGGATGACTACCAGACGATCCGGCACCCGGAGGAGAATAACTTTCCCGCTTCTTTTGTTTTTCAAACAACTTGCGAATCGTCAAATCAATCGACTCGCCTACATGTGGTTTCTTGGCCGGTTTGTCCCAAAGACTTTTCGGAACAACCTTCACAACCTCACGAGCTGTAAGAAGCAGTTTCTTCCGGGCCTCGGAGTCATTGGCGAATTGTGCCTTCTCTTCATCGGATGCGCGTTGGTAAGCCTCGTCGGCTGCCTGACGCTGTTCATCGGTGAGAGACGCTTCAACTTCTTCCAGTGATTCACCTTGGCTGGGCTGTTCTTGCGATGCTCCTTCGCCTTTCGGCGCAGGTTTGCCAGTCACTTTACGGAGTTCACCCAGTTCCGAGCCTTGCTTCTGAATGATCTTCTGAGCCTTTTCGTTGTGCTCTTTGAAGTGATCACGCTCTTCAGCAATCTTGTCCCTGTCAGACAGCAACTCCTCAACTGTCTGAAAGCCCCTGTCCTTGACCATCTGCAACATCGCTTCGATGTTGTTGCCACCCTGAGACCCTGCTTCACCAGCAGGTTTCTTCTCGTCAGGCATTACTTCCTCCCTTGCTTCGCAACAAAGATGTCGCTAGGCTTGTTATTGGATTCGGTCCTTGAACGGAGAGTATTCAACGATATTTCTAACTCCTTGTCAAGATTCTCTTTGACATAGTCCAGATTTACCAAGTGGTCAAGCAGGCTTTTAAGTGCTATCTCACGTCCTTGCAGGACCGAGATGGCCTCACGTGCACCGTCCTTGGCCATGTCAACACCAGCGTATTCAGTACGGATACGGTCTATCTCGGCGTGTAGCTCTTTGGACAGGAAGCGTCCAGCATCGCTATCGCGTAACCCGATCCAGTTGTGAAGGTTATCCAGTCGGGAGCGAATGGCCTCACTCAACCCTACCAGACCCTCATTGCTGTATGTATCCAGCCTGCTTAACATCAAGCGCTCCTTGCGTTGCGGAACTTGACGCCCATCTTGTTGAGCAATTCAGGCGTCTTGTCAAGGTCTACTGGAGGGTCGGGAAGCTTTGCCAGCTTCTCTGCCCGAAGGCGCTTGCGTTCGGCAAGGCGCTCAAAGTGATTCAACAGCTTGGTCTGGCTAGTAGGCGCTACAGCATCCATTATGCTCCCCCGAGTCTTGCGGCACCAGCAAGTGCCTGTTCTTCTGTCGTAACCTGCGGCACGGCAGGTGCACCCTGCTGGCCGGTAACGGCGTTCTGTCTCATTGCCTGTAAGTCAAGCTGTTCACGCTCGGCCTGCTTGGCGGTAACAACTTCCTTGGGCAACACCAGTCGCTCGACATCATCCTCGTCGAAGAGGGTACGGGCACGAAGTTCGTACTGGTCAATGTAGGGATCGTCCTTGAAGGCGTTGAACTCGGACAACCTGCCCTGCCGGTCTACGGCCTCATTAGAGCCACGGTGCTTCATCTTGAGGCGCACTTCGTAGGCATGGACCAGATCATCCTCCGTGACCTCCATCTCGCGCACATATTCCTTGCGGGATTTCGGATCGTACTCACGGCTGATAAGCAACTGCGACTCGTCTTGCGCTTGAAGCTGGAGCAGGATAAGAGTCTGATTGACAACGGATTGCATGAAGCCAGTCTCAAGCACTGCTCCGCCGAGGATTTCACGTGCCCTAGAGTTGCCGACTAGGCTCTCAAAGGCAAACGTGCCACCCCGCAACAGTCCAGCGCTCCCCTCCTGCATGAAAGATTCCTGACCCACAGCACTGCCATACCACCGTTGCAGCGTGTCGCCTACGGCCATTACAGACTCAGGAAGCGTGGGCTGCTGCATGTACTGGGCGGCTGCCCGTACATCGCCAGACATGACGCCGATCTCAGAGTTCGGGCCACGCTCAGGAGCCTTGCCGCCAAAAGCGGTAGAGCTGTACAGCATGACCGGCTTGACGATGTAGGTCATGATATCAAACAGTGCGTTCATCCACACGTTCATTCCAAGGGCCATCTTCTGTGCGGCCTCTACGGTTGACATTGGATACCATCGGTGCCCTTCAGGCCAAGCAGACGCCTTAACCAGCGGGCAGCGAAGGGTTTGGAACTTATTGTCCTCGTCGAAAATGCGCTGCGTACCATTGGCAATCACACGTGCCGGTGGTTGTTGTAGCACTTCAGGACCGGGATGCAGGTTGGCAAATGCTTAATCGTGGACGTTGCTTTTCGTAAATCAATACCAGCCAATTCTCCGACCAAGTTGACAATAGGCACTGTAGTGTCGAATCCTAGCGTCTTTGCTTCAGCAACGATCTGATCCACATTGCCAATCAATGGGCCAGCACGCTCCCCGTCAGTAGGCTGCTTGCTGTACATATCACGGAACTCAGCCTCCTTGTAGATGTCCAAGAAGAACGACCAAGACACTCGGTTATGGCCATTGAAGTCGGTGCCATCTGGAGTCACAATGCACTGGCCCGGAGTCAGGTAGCGATAGCGCTGGGACATGCGCGGCTTGACAGACACATCCATTGTGCGGCCCTTGGCCACGGTCTTGCCATTGCGCCTGATCTCATTGATCTTGGATACGGG